TCATAACCCGAAGGTCGCAGGTTCGAATCCTGCCCCCGCTACCACGTTTATATGCTTTTCCGATCCGGCGATCTCTGCGAAGAGGTCGCCGTTTTCGTTTTGCACGACCGGAATCTTGTCGCCCAGCAGGTCGCGAAGCGCAGTGCGAGCGGCGGGCAGGTCTCGGGCGTGGTCGGCCAGGTGGTCGACGATGCGGCGCCATACTTCGCGAGCGCGCGGCAGGAACTGGGCGGGCTGGTAGTTGCGCAGCTGCGCGAGCTCGGCCTTGGCGGTGGCGACGTCACGCTCTGCCGCGAGCAGCTCGGCCTTCGTGCTCGCGGTGATGATGCCGGCCTTGATGGCGGTCATCAGGTTCGCTTGCACGCGCTCGGCGTCGGCCAGGCGCCGGCGGGCACCAGCTTCGTCCGGCGCGGCGCTCTTGAGGGCAGCGGCGGCTGCGCGTTGGAACTGTTGGAAAGCGGCCTCGCTCAGCAGATCGCGCTGGATGGTGGTCAGCAGCGCCGCATCGGTGCGTTTGATCTGCAGGCGGATCCGCGAGGGGCAGGCAGCGTCGCCTCGGTCCTTGTGCCTGGCGCATCCGTAGTAGCGATCGATGACCACCAGCGGGCCGCCACAGTGGCCGCAGCGCAGGATGCCGCTGAGCAGGTAGCGTGAGGGGCGACCCGGGCCGCCACGCTTGTCAGTGCCGGTGCGCTTCACCGCCGCACCGCGCATGCGCGCCTGGGCGGCGTCCCACGTCGCCTGGTCGATGATGGCCAGCTCCGGCACGTCGGTGATGATCCATTCGCTCTCTGGGCGGTCCTGCCGCACGCGGCGGCCGGTTTCCGGGTGCTTCACCCAGTGGCTCTTGTTCCAGATCTGGCGTCCCACGTAAATCGGGTTGGCGAGGATGCCGATGCCGCGGCGCTGGTCGGGGTACACAGCGGTCATCGACCAGGTGCCGCCGCGCGTGGCGGCAATGCGGTCGCGGTTGAGGTTCGCCACGATCTGGCGCGGGCTGCTGCCTGCGATGTATTCGGCGAAGATCCGGCGCACGATGGCCCCTTGGGCTTCGTCGATCGCACGCTGGCCCACTTCCGTGACGCGGTACCCGTAGGGCAGGCCGCCGGCGCTGGCGCCCGCGAGCGCGCGCCCAGTGAGCCCGCGGTGCGTTTTCTCCGCGAGGTCGTCCAGGTACAGCTCGGACATAAGCCCGCGCAGGCCCACGTCTGCCTTGTGGTTCTTGCGCGCGGTGTCCACGCCGTCGCTGACGCCGATGAGGCGCACGCCGGCGAAGGTGAGGCGCTTGACCGCGCGGTGGCATTCGGCCTGGTCGCGGGACAGGCGCGAAATATCGTCCACCAGCACGACGTCGAAGGCGTCGGCCTGGTCGAGCAGCTGCAGGTAGCTCACGCGATCGCCACGCGAGCCGCTCACCGCAGCATCGGTGAACACCACGGGCGCTGGCCAGCCCTGCCGCTGGCAGTAGGCGCGGCAGTTGCGCAGCTGGTCGTCCAGGCTGGCGTCGCGCTGGTTGTCGCTCGAGTAGCGAGCGTAGGCGGCAGTTCGCATCGCGTGGATTTACGCAGCCTTGTGAATTTGGTGCAACGGGACGTGATCCGAGCGCTTGCCGGGCTCATCCTCGTTTGATGCGGTTTTGGCCGTCAGATATTCGTCGGCGGCCTGGCGGGCAAGGGCTTCGATCAGCGGCGCGAGGGCAGGGTGCAAGGTATCAGCCACGGGTAGCCTCCACGCGACGGAAAGCCACGACCCAAACCCACGGGTTCGCGTCCCAACTGCCGGCGCCGTTGATCGACTCGAACAGTCGACGGAACGCCTGCCGCGCGGAGACGTTGCCGCCCGCAGCTACGGGCCCGGTTGGGTCGCTTTCGAGCTGCTCCGGGATGAAGTATTCCCGTGTGCCGTCGTAGTTGAAGGCAGCGGCGCCTTCGCGCGTGATGAAGCCCTCGGCGAGCACGTCCGCCTCGCTGATGTCCTGCAGGCGCTCCACGCGCACGCCGGTCACCTCCAAGGTGAGGCGACTGGCCCAGCGGGGCATGAAAAGCGGCGTTACGTCGCCACGGTCGGCGGCCTTGGGCAGCGTCCAATCCGGGCTGGCTTCGTTGATCGTTGCGTCGTGGAAGTAGCGCTTTTCTCCGTCGGCGCGGTATTCGATCTCGACGTCGCCGCAGTCGCAGGCATCCAGCGCGCAGCTGTGGGCGACGTAGGGGCGCCAGCGTTCTTTCACCCACAGACGGTCGCCGGCCCGACCGTAGGGGCACAGATAGCCAAGGCCGGGTGTTGCCAGCGCACGAGGGAAGCCTTCAGCGAACGGATGCCAGGCGACGTTTTGCTCGGTGATCAACACGCCCTTGTGGCACCACTCCATCCAACGGCCCTTCATCGTGGGCTGCGGCTTGATCACCCGACGCGTCTGCGTCTTGCGGCCGTCGAGGATGGCGCGGACCATGGGCGCACTGAACAGGATCGGACGCTCACGCATGGCAGGTCTCCTGGGGAGCATCGGCTTCGGTCGTGCTGAGCAGAGCGAGGCCGCCGCAAATGTCCAGGAGCATCATCGACATGTTCGCCACGTCGGCGGCGTGCTCACGGATGCCATCGGCGTCATCGTTCTTGACCGCCCTCTGGAGCTTCGCGGCGTGGTAGTAGATTTCCAGCATGCCAATGGCCGGCGTCATGGTCAGCCAGCCGGGACGGTCGCCCTTGCCAGAGTTTGCATGCAGCTCCTTTGCCATCTGGCGTGCGAACGGCACAAGGACATCGTCGTACTTGGCGTCGATCACCGCACCTGCGGAACGTGAAGCCACTGCCAATGCAACGGCGCGCACGCCGGCCTCGATCGAGGCGTCAAGTTGATGATTGGTAGGTTCGCCATCCATGCCGACCATTTGAGCCAAGGCCGCCACGCAGGTGACTTTGTACTTGCGTACCAGCGCGTCCATCTGCTCGTCCGAAAAAGAGTTCATGCGTGCGTGGTCCTCACGGTGATGCGCTGACCGCTGAGTCGGTGGTGGAAGCGGCGGCGTGGGTTGGTGAGCGCGGCCAGCCAGGGGCGGCGGCGCAGGAGGCGTTGCTGCAGGCGCCAGCTGTTGGCGTGGGCGAAGTGGCCCTGGTAGCTGGCCCAGATGGCGTCGAGGCGCTGGAAGTCTTCGGGCGTGGCGCGGAAGCTGCTGCCGCTGGCGTGCGCCTGGTGCCACTGCTGCAGGCTATCGGCGGCATGGCGCAGCACGCGCGGGCGAACCCGGGTGTGCGTGGGATAGACCACGTAGCCGAGGAAGTCGATGCCGGCGGAGAGCGGGCGCAGGCGCTGGTCGGCCTTGAGGCCCAGGTGCAGCTCGCGGCCGAGGAAGCGCTCGATCTGCTGGCGCCACTGCTCGAGCTGGGCGCGGTCGCGGTGCACCAGCACGAAGTCGTCGACGTAGCGCAGGTAGCGCTTCGCCTTGAGGGTGTGCTTGACGAAGTGGTCCAGCGCGTCGAGGTAGACGTTGGCGAAGAACTGCGAGGACAGATTACCGATCGGCAGGCCGCAGCCCGGCGGCGCATTCTCCAGGCGCTTGTGCGGCGGCACCAGCGCGCGCTGGTCGGGCGGGGCACGATGGATGACGCCCTGGCGCTGCACCGGGTGGCGCAGCAGGGCATGCACGGTGCGCAGTGCCACCTCGCCCAGCCCCGCGCGCGTGAGGCGCGCCTTGAGCATGCGGTAGAGCGTGGGGCGGTGGATCGAGTTGAAGAAGTTGTGCACGTCCAGCTGCAGGTACCAGCCGCCGCGCTGGCCGCTGTGCACCTGGCGCACGTACTGCTTGAGGCGCCGCACGGCGGCATGGGTGCCCTTGCCTTTGCGGTTGGCATAGCTGTCGTGGATGAATCCCGGTTCCCAGATGGCTTCCAGCTGCGGCACCAGCCAGTGGTGCACCACGCGGTCGCCGAAGTCGGGGGCGTGGATCTCGCGTGCCTTGGGGCGGGTGGCCACGAAGCAGGTGGTGGGCGCCGGCGACCAGGTTCCGGCGTTCAGGCGCTCCTGCAGGTCGAGCAGGCGATCGATGGAGCGCAGTTCGAAGGCCAGCTGGTTGGCGCTGGGCCGTTTCTTGCGGCGGGCTGCCTGCCACGCCTGGTACAACGCCCGCAGGCTCACTTCACCCTGACACTCACCGGCCGGCGACGACACGCCACGCACAGCCCGGACGAACGCCCGGTTGTTGCGGTTGTTGTTGTTCACGTTGCCGTTGTTGAAGTTGACGATCCACGCGCAGCCCGAAGACCACGCCTCCCCGCGCACTTGCGACCCGGCCGTGCATCCATGCGGGTAGCGCGGCGTCGTCATCGATTGGCCTCATACGTCGAGGCGGCGTGGGTGCTCAGTGTCTTGGCACGCTGCCCGGGCGCTCGCGCCTGGGCATTCTGGCCTTGAGGGTGATGCTGCTTGTGCCAGCCGCCGACCTGACGCCCCATCGCGGCGGCGGCACGCGCCAAGGCTTCGAACTGGCCGAAGCTGGCGAACACTCGCAACTGCTTGCCCAGCTGCAGGGCGAGCTTGAGCTCATCGACCTCCCACACCAGCCGCTCCAGCCAATGCGCTTGGTGCGCGCGGTCACGCGCAGCGCGGTTGGCGGTGGAGAACACGGCCCACGCGCACGCACGGAGCTTGGCCCCGTACGTATAGCGATAGTCGCGCTTGAACCGGGCCACGGCTTGCTCGATGTCTCGGGCAAGGCCTTCGGCTTGGCGCACGGCGGGTGGGAGTGTGAAGTTCACGGTCGGGAACTCAGGCCAAGAGGCCGATCACTGACCGGCCGGCGACGACACGCCACGCACAGCCCGGACGAACGCCCGGTCGTGGCGGTTGCCGTAGTCCACGTAGCCGCCGTCGAAGTGGACGATCCACGCGCAGCCCGAAGACCACGCCGTGGGCGTGCGGGTCCAGGTCCAGCCAGCGTTGCTCTTGAAGAACGCCGTGTCGATGCAGGGGTTATGGCGAGTCAAGTCGCGGAGGGATTCCAGCTCTTCCAGATCCGGGAGGCGCCAGTCTTCGAAGCCGCCAAGGCGAAGCTCGGCGCAATGCTTTTCGGCATCGGCGAACGTGAGTTCCTTCGCGCTTTCCTCGGCGGCCCACTGCAGGCCAGTCTTGTGGTCGGTGACGGTGGTGCCGTCGCTCGACCGTTCGAATCGCTCGGTGGTGTCGGCGGTGGCTGTGACGGTTTCGGCCTCGGTCGAGATCGCGCGTGCCAGCGCGTCCAGGCCCTGCATCGAGAACATTCGCGGCTGAGGTTGCAGGTTGATGGTGAGGCGCTCGATATGGATGGCAGGTGTGTTCATGGTTGCCCTGTTCCTATGGGTGGGAGCCGGCGGCGCCGGCGGGGTGTGAGTCGTCGTTGGGCACGCCGAGCGCGGCCCAGGTGACCGGCCGTTTGTTCCGGCGAAGGGCGTGCACGCGGGCGCGGGCCTTGTCCTGGTCGACGCCCATGCGCGCAGCAATCTCGGTATAGGTGTGCGCCTGGCCGCTAACGCGGACCAGGTGCGTTTGCTTGCGCCGCTGTTGCGGCGTGGTGGGATAGAGCTTCACGGGCATACCGCCTCCATCGCCTCGGCGAGGGACTGCGCGGCGAAATCGAGGCGGGCGCGTTCCAGGTCGTCTTGGATTTCGCACCAGCCCACGCTCGGCCGCTTGCGGTAACGGGCGATGATCTGGTGAGGCACGACGCGCTCTATCGAGCGGGCAACAGGGTGCGAGGCCGGCTCGAGGTAGAGACACCCGTCGTCGCCGCGCCAGCACACATGGATGGTGCCCTCCGGCGCGAAGCGGACGCGGTAGCGGATCGCCAACGCGAGCATGGGCAGATTGGCCGCGACGTGGCCGATGGGGCGAACCTCGCTCATGCTGCTACCGCCTTCAAACGCGGCATGACGGGTAGCATCAGCCCGGCCTGATCCCAGGCCATTTCGTTCAACAGGTCTAGCAGGCGTTGCTGGTCCCCATCGAAGATGGCTAAGCGGATGGCCTGCCAGCGTTCGGCGCAGGTTTGTTCGCGAGCGAGCGGGCCTGCCGCGCGGTAGAGCCCCACCTTGGCAAGGTCGGCGTCGCTGATGTCAAGAAGATCTTCGGCGTCGATGTCCACATCGACGTAGACGGTTTTTTCTACGGAGATTCCCATTGTTTTTCCCCTATCAGGCGGGCTGCGAGGCGTTGGCCGGCAGGTCGGGATAGCTGCCCCACGGGGCGTGCACTTCCTTCCAGACGCTGCCTGTGTGACCAACGCAATCGCGGCGCACGTAGCGGCACATCCGGCCGCCTTGCCAGATCTCGCGCTGGTTGGTGGCGCGGTTGTCGAAGACGCCTTCGAAGAGGTCGGGCGTTGTGGGCATGGCGTTCCCCCTGCCGGGCCAAGAGGCCAATCACTGACCGGCCGGCGACGACACGCCACGCACAGCCCGGACGAACGCCCGGCTGTTGCGGTTGCCGTAGCCCACGTGGCCGTAGTAGAAGGCGACGAGCCACGCGCAGCCCGAAGACCACGCGCTGATGGTGCTGCTCCAGTACCAGTCGCTCTTGCAACCGGGGAAGGCGTTGGTGTCGATCGCCGGTAACCTGCGGCTGTGGTCGACCAGGCCGAACAGCTCCTGGATGGTGGGCAGGCGCCAGTCGTCGAAGCCAAGGAAGCGCTCGGCATTGAGGGCGGCGATCTTGGCCTCGGCATCAGCATGCGTGATCTCGCCCAGTTCGCCGGCGGTCCACATCAGCGCCGTGCGCGTGTCGACGACAGCGGCGTGGTTCTTGGCGTTGGCGCGGGCAGGCTTGCCGCTGGCGGCAATCTTGGAGAAGTGCGACATGGTCAGTCCTTGTCGGTGGCGGCTTTGGCCGCGTGGAGTGCGCGCAGGCGCGGGTAGGCTGGACTCAACAGCGCCCTGCTGGCCGCAGGGGGACGGCCCACGCCGAGGGGTGGCGTGTGCAAGGCGCTGATGGGTGCCGCCTGTGGGGCTTCCGAGGCGGCGGCGGTGACTTCGGCGCACAGCGCGGCGCTGCCGTCCAGGTCGATGCACCAGGTGGTCACGGCTTGCACGTGGCCGGCCGTTCCGCCGGGCCCTTCCGGCCTTCGGCGATGGCCCCTTCGGACCAATCAAAGGCCGGGCGTTCCATGACCGGCGTCGTGTCCTTGACCTGCAAACGGTTCACGTCGAACCACTGCGAGTCGCGGATAGCGCCTGCTTCGCCGACGCCTGGATTGACGATGGCCTGGATGCACCCATACAGGTCGAAACTGATCGAGGTCACGACCCCGGCAAAGCCAGTCACGCGGTCTTCGACGCGAAGGCCGAGCAGGTCGAGGTGCTGCTTCAAGTTCACCATTGGATTGCTCCTGTTGTGGATCGAGGTGGTCATGCCGGCTGGTCCTGGCGAAAGAAGCCGGCATGTCGGCGGGCCCCATCGGCACGTGGACGTGACCGAAGTAGCGCCTGCAGGTGATCCCATGCGGCCTGGGTATCGGCGTCGTCGGCGGGATGCAGACCAGCCTGAAGACGGACGACGGCGTGCACGCGCGCGCGTCGAGCGCGATCCTGGTCGGCCGCGGTGATGGCTTCATGCTCGCGGTGCAGCGCATGCACCAGGTCGCAGGTGGCGCGGTTGACAACCGCGACCTCGCCGGCGAGATCTATGTCCCCTTGTTCGGCAAGGGCGTCGACGACACGGTTGGCCACCGCGCAGGCGTAGGGCAGGGCGCGGTCGGTCATGGCGTCCACCAGCCGAAATAGAGGGCGAGCAGGGCGCCGTCGGCGGCGCCGATCAGGACGGCGAACAGGATCCACACCGGGCGCATGCTGTCGTGCGCACGCCACAGCGCATCGACCAGGCGATCGAGACGGCTGGGGAGAGGCGGCTTGACCAACGCGAGCATCGGCTTCGGGTCTGCGCGCCACTCCTGTTCGCGCACGCGCAGGGAACGGCGCTCGCTGTGGAAGATGGCGTCGGCCTGGGCGGCGCTGTAAGCGGCGATGCCATGCCGCTGGCGTAGGTTCTGGGTGGGGGCGCTCATGCGTGACCGCCAGAACTCAGCCAGCCCACCCAGCGGAACGCGTTCTCGCTATGGAAGGCTGCCATCTTGCGCAGGCCTTCGGCGATGCCGATGGAGAGGCTCGGTTCGTCGGCCGCGAACGCTGCCATGCGCAGCGCGTCCTCGCAATTCTTCGCCTCGTGGACGATGCCGGCCTTGGCGCGCTCGCTGCGCTCTGCCGTGTTCATGCGGCCGCCTGGCGCGACTGGCGCGCGGGCAGGCGCAGCGACAGCTGCGGGAAGCTGCGCCACTCGGCCTCGGCATCGGCGAGGGACGTATGAAGGCCGGTGCTATGACCGCAGTCGCGGGTGGTGCACTGGACGGCATGGCGTTCGCCGCTGGGGGCGAACTGCACCGGTTCGTTGATACCGCGGCCACGGGCGATCACGTGGCGCGGTTCCAGGCCGCACCGCGGGCATGCGGTGAACCGACCGGGTTCGTGCTGGACGACTCGCTGGAGCATGGTCCCCTCCTTGCCCCGTGGTAGGGGCGTGAAGGGACGTTAGCGCTCAGCTAAACGTGTGTCAATAGCTAACAGCTAAATCGTTTAGCGGGCAATCTCTGCTACGTCGCACGGCCAGCAAGGGCGGCGGCATCCAGGACCCGCCGGACGGCTTCGGATGCTGCGCGGTAGTTGTCGATGAGTGCCAGCTCGCGCCGTGTAAGCGCGATTGACGGCGGATCTGGCATGTAGTGCGGGGATGGCTCCGCGACTTTGCCCTCATCCCACAGCGGGCGATCCATTGCGCCCCGGTCGAAGCCCAGTCCGGACTCGATTTTTCGCGCGGTGTCGTCGCCCATCTTCTTGCCAGCCTTTAGCTGGCTGAGGTACGAGGCGCCGATGCCGCCGAGTGCTTGGCCGGCATCCTTGTGTTTCGTGACGCCACGGCCCGGCAGCACCTGGTTAAGCAGATGTAGCAAGTTTCGGTGCCGTATCTGGTTGACGTCCATGCGCGAATTTTAGCCTTTGCCTAATTTTCAGCGGTTAGCTGAGGGCTTTACAGAAACCTTTAGCTGTGCGCTAAATACGCTCCATGGACCAGACGCCCGCCACTGAGACCCCTACAGGCATCGCTGCGTTGGATTTGGCGTGTCGCCTATTGGGAAGCCAGGACAGCCTGGCAGACACGCTTCAGATCAAGTCGCCGTCGATTACCGGCTGGCGGGACCGCAACCGCGTTCCAGCTGAGCGTTGCCGGGAGATCGAAGCAGCGACCCACGGCCGCGTGACCCGCTATCAACTGCGGCCCGACGTTTTCGGGCCCGCCCCGCAACCCGTCCAGCAGGCCGGCTGACATGGCCGGCTTTCGCATGGGTTTCGCGGAACAGGGCAGGGCGGTCTTCATCCGCTCACGTTCTCATCACATGGGCGAGCGCGCATGAACCCGAATTCTCATATTTCGCGACCGCTGCTGCTGATGGACATCACCGAGCGGGCCGTTCGCGAGACGCGGGGTGGTGTCATCGCCTTCGCTGACCGCGTTGCCGACTTCTACCTGGAATCGGTGCCGGCCGAGCAGCGACGGGCCAAGATCAAGCCAGTGGTGGGCGACATCGCGCAGATGTCCGCGGCGCAGCGTGCGAACCGGCAAACGGTGGACCGCTACATCAAGGGCGACGTCAAGGCGTTCCCCGCGGACCTCGAGGAAGCCTGGGTTCGCGCCTTGCAGGAACCGTATCAGGGCGAGGCATTGCGCGAGCTCTCGGCGCGCTATGGGTTGCTGCCGGCGCGGGTGCGCTTGGATCAGGCACCCATCGCCACGCTAGGTGACCTCACGGCACGCGTCGGCGATTTGCTGACGCGCACAGCGCCGATCGTCTCCGACAACAAGATCGATGCGGCGGACCAGCCGTTCATCAAGCCGGCATTGGCGGCGATCGTTGAACTACAGGCGCAGCTGGCCAGCCTCGAAGCGCAGCTCATTGCTGCGCTGCCCGACGCCGGCGCGACGGTGCATCCACTGGTTCGTTCGAAAAGCTAAGGCCCGGCCCGCGAGGGAAGGGTGGATAGGTGTGATCGCGGCTCGGCCGCGCAGGGGGTTGGAAGTGGACGCGATCGATCTGGCGCAAGCCAGGCAACAGGACGACATCGACCATGCCTTGGCGGCGCGGAAGGTGTCCGGGCCGGGTGCCGACTTCTGCACGATGGAGGATTGTGGCGAGCCGATCTCAGAGCAGCGTAAGGCCATGGGTGCGACGCGCTGCGTCGACTGCCAGGCTGACCACGAACGGGAGGCGCTGCGGTGGGCACCGCGCGCGTACGCCTGACATGCCCGCTCAACTCTCGCGAGCGCGCCTTGCTGCAGCAGGCGCGGGAACAGGTGTCCCGCTTGCTGACGGAGGGAGTGACGCCGGAACAGGTGGCCGAGGCGCGCTCAGCGCTGGACGCTCTCAATTTACCTCGCCAGCCGTCGCTGGCCTTCCCCCCTTCACGGTAGCGCCGCAAATGTCCGGGGCCTGTGCAGGGAATGCAAACGAGACCGTCACGGGCACATTGCCTGTGGCAGCACGCATAGCGCGGGTGTACGCGGCTGGTGCCGACCTTCGACGGGTGGCCTCAGACATCGCCGAGCGCGCTTGGGCGACGAAGGGCGTGCGGGTGTACCGCTGGCCCAACGGGATGCTGGCGCTGGTGGTACCGGGCAGCAATGCCGACCAGGCGTTGCTCAAGTACTGCGAGCGTTTCCTGCTCGCGACCTGGACGCGCGGCACCACCTGCGGCCGGGTGCTCGACGAGCTGCGTGCTGCGGGGCGGAAGGCATGACCGCCCGCCCGCCTTTCCCCGTCTCCCCGGGGGTGATTGAAGGGCGCGAGGGGCAGGCGACGGCCACCCCTTGGCCTCGCGGCGGCGTCGAGCAGCCCTGTCCGGTCGCGGGTCCTCCTGGCCCCTGCCGCATGCGGGTAGCACGGCCGCAATTCCTGGGTAGTTAGCGAGCACGGAAGTTATTGAATGGCAGCAAGCAACTACTCGGACGTCCTCGACCAGCTGCGTGCGGCTGGCTTGCAGGTCGATCACCTGGACGTGGGCCGCATGGTCCGCTGTCGCGTGGAAGGCGATCGCGAGCGCCGCGGTTGGTACGCCCTGCACGAGCTGCAGGCGCAGGGTGGCGATCTGCTGCTGGTCGGCAGCTTCGGCGTGTGGCGCGGCCAGGACAACGGCGCGCAGAAGATCGAGCTGAGCAAGACCGCGTTCTCAACCGAGCAGCGGGACGCGATCCGCAAGCGCATGGTCGAGGACCGCAAGCGCGCCGACCGCTTGCGGGCAGCCGAGGCAGAGCGCGCCGCGGTGAAGGCCGCGAAGGCGTGGTCCGCCTGCGCACCCACCGGCGATTCGCAGTACCTGGTGCGCAAGGGCGTCGGAGCGCACGGCCTGCGGTTCTCGCCATCGGGTGCATGCGTGGTGCCGATGCTGGACACGGCCGGCAAGATCCATGGCCTGCAGGTGATCCGTCCCGACAAAAAACAGGGTGGCAGGGATAAGGACTTCTGGCCGGCCGGCTTGGCCAAAAAGGGCCACTTCCATTTGATCGGCACGCCGACGTGGATCGTGCTGGTCGCCGAGGGCTATGCCACTGGTGCGACGCTGCACGAAGCCACTGGCCTGCCGGTGGCGATCACCTTCGATGCCGGCAACATCGGTCCCGTCGTCGCCTCCCTGCGCAAGCGGTACAAGCAGGCGAAGATTCTGATCGCAGCCGACGACGACATCCTGGCCAAATGCCAGCATTGCCGTGAACGGCTCATCCTGCCCGACCACCCTGAAACCTGCCCGGCGTGCGAGAAGCCGCACGGCAAGGCCAACGCCGGCGTCACCTGTGCCAGCGCCGCGGCGCTTGAGGTCAGCGGCGCCTGGTTACGCCCCGCCTTCGCCGATGAGGCGGGCCGGCGGGCCAAGTTCCTGGCCACCGGCGCCAAGCCCACCGACTTCAACGACCTGCACGCCGCCGAAGGCCTGCATGTCGTGCGCACGCAGGTCGAAGCCCGCCTCACGGAATTGGGTTGGTCCGCCACCGCGGCGCGGCGGCGTTCACCCAGCGCCGGGGGGAAGGGGAGCGACGAACTTCGCCCCATCGAAACCCTCGACGAACTGCTCGAGCGCTTCGCCCTGGTGTACGGGCAGGGCGGCACGGTGTTCGATCGCCAGGAGCATTGCCTGCTGTCGCTGGGTGACATGCGCGATGCCTGCATGAGCCGCGAGATCCACCGCGCATGGGCCGAACACCCCGACCGCAGCATCGTGCGCGTGCGCGAGGTCGGCTTCGATCCGGCCGGCGAAGACCCGGCCATCAAGTGCAACCTCTGGTCGGGCTGGCCGACGACGCCCAAGGCCGGCAAGTGCGACAAGCTGCTCGACCTGTTGCGCTACATGTGCAGCGGCGATCCGGCGCCGAACGCGCTCTACGAATGGGTGCTCAACTGGCTGGCCTACCCGATCCAGCACCCGGGCGCCAAGCTCAAGACCACGCTGGTGCTGCATGGCCCACAGGGCACCGGCAAGAACGTGTTCTTCGAAGCGATCATGGCGATCTACGGCCACTACGGCCGCGTCATCGACCAGACCGCGATCGAGGACCGCTTCAACGACTGGGCTAGCCGCCGGCTGTTCCTGATCGCCGACGAAGTGGTCGCCCGCTCCGACCTCTACCACGTCAAGAACAAGCTTAAGGCGTTCATCACCGGCGAATGGATCCGCATCAACCCGAAAAACATGGCCGCCTACGACGAGCGGAACCACGTGAACGTGGTGTTCCTCTCGAACGAGGCCATGCCGGTGGTGTTGGAAGAGGACGACCGCCGCCACGCGGTGATCTGGACTCCCGAGAAGCTCGGCCCCTACGTGTACGACGAGATCTTCGCCGAGCTGGAAAACGGCGGCGTGGCAGCCCTGCACCACTACCTGCTGCACCACGACACCAGCTACTTCAAGCCCGGCACGCTGCCACCCTACACCGACGCGAAAGACGAGCTGATCGGCCTTAGCCTGGACAGTCCCACGCGCTTCATCCGCGACCTGCGCGCCGGCGACATCATCGGCGTCAGGGCCCGCCCGGCGCTGGCCACCGAGGTCTACGACCTCTACCGCGTCTGGTGTGGGCGAACCGGCCGCCGCGACGTGCGCAACATGCCACACCTGGTCAACACGCTCACCCGCAAGTGCAAGGTGCGGGAGGGGCGCAAGCGCTACATCGACGCCATGGGCAACACCAAGGGACCGCACAGCGTGTTGTTCCTGGGCGACGAAGAGTGCCCGCCAGGCGAGAGCGAAACCGGCTGGCTCGGCCAGCAGATCGACGGCTTCCGCAAGTCGGTCGGCATCTACCGGGGCGACAGCTATGACGGCTGAGCGCCCCCGTAATTACTGCACTGGACCAGCTGCGTTCAGTACAAGAATGCCCGCCACTGTGCGGCATGTGCGGCACCAGTGCGCCATCGTGTGCGGCGTCAAAGCCTTGCCGCGCCTCACTGTGCGGCATGTGCGGTATCTCCCCTATACATGCGCCCGCGCCTGCATGCACCCGCCCGCGCGCACATGCGCGCACGCCTCCCACCCGCACATGCCGCACATGCCGCACACCCGCGCCGCTGCGCCATTTCATCCCGCACACGATGGCGCACAGCATCCCGCACAGCCCCACGCGCGCGCGCTTTTTTCTCGCTTCACGCCCGTCCCGAAAGGAAAAATGGGGGAGATTCTCCTTTGAACGCCGCCGCGTCGACCGAAGAAACCGCCAGCCTCGCCGGCTTCGCCCGGCTGCTAGGCGTCAAGCCCAGCGCCGTCACCGCGCTCAAGCAGGCCGGCCGCCTGGTGATGACCGACGACGGCAAACGCGTGCGCATCGACGCCAGCCGGCTGCGCATCGCCGAGACGGCCGACCCCAGCAAAGGCGGCGTCGCTGCGCGTCACGCCGCCGAGCGGGCCGCGAAGGTCGGCGAAGCGCCGGCGGAATCCTCCACCCCCGAGGGGGAAGGGCAGGAAGACGACGCAGGCACGCCCGGCTACCAGGCCAGCCGTGCCAAGCGCGAGCACTACGCCGCGCTGGCTGCTGCCCGCGACTACGAGGTGAGCATCGGCAAGTTGCTGGACGCCGCCGAGGTCACGCAGGCCGTTGCGCAGGCGGCGACCACGCTGCGCACGCAGCTCGAAGCGCTGCCCGACATCTTGGCGCCGCAGCTCGCTGCGATCGCCGACGAAGCCCAGGTGCGCGCCACCCTCGCCGAAGCGATCGAGCACGCCCTGGAAGAAACCTCCCGCCAGTTCTTCGCCATCGCCCGACAGGGGGACGCGTGAGCACCGCACCTGCTGCGCTTGACCAGCGCATCCTCGACGCCCTCACCGAGAGCGCCGACACCCTCGCCGATCTGTCCACGCGGCTGCGCGCCGATCCCGCCGACGTGCTGCGCACCCTGCAGCAGCTCGGCTCGCTCAAGCGCGTCGCCTGCCGGCGAGAGGATGGGGCCCTGCTGTGGGACTTGGCCGAGGCGGTGACCGCGCTCGAGCCGAAGGCGCTGCCTGTGCCCGCCACGTGTGCCACGGCCCCCGCTGTGGCGCCGGTGGTTCGGGCCAAGCCGCGCCGGCGGCCCAACCGTGCACGCGACACCAGCGGCATCACCGACCGCCTGCGTGCCATGGTCCGTGCCGAGCCGTGGCTTGTCGCCGGCGACCTGTTGACCCGGCTGCCAGACGCCAAGCCCTATGTGATCTACGCCCTGCTCAGCCAGCGGGTGCAGGCGGGCGAGTTCATCGCCCACCCGCCCATGGGGCGCTTCCGCCGTTACGCCGTGACCGGTACCCCGATCCCTGCGACCGTCGCGAAGTTGCCCGCCAAGCGCGTGCGTGCCGAGCGAAGCCATCCGCAGATCCACGGCGTGACGACCGCCTTTGAGCTGTGCCTGCGCTTCGTCGTCTGGGCCAACGGCTTGGATGGCGAGCCAGCCGCGGAGCTGATCGCGAAAGAGTTCGGGGTCAGCCTTGTCACCGCATACCGCTGGCGCGGCGCCTGGCATGCCGCGCGGGAGGCGCTGGCCGCATGAGTGAGGTCCTCAGCCATGCCGACGAGCGTGCCCTGTACGAAAGCGACGCGGCGGCGTGGCGCGTGTACGCAGCGCCCCGCATTGCGGCGTCACTCGCGCGGTCCACCGATGTGGGCCTGTCCTGGTCGCTGCTGATGCGCGAAACGCAGGTCGCGGTCTGGCCACTGATGGACGAAGCCACCCAGGCGCGGGTGCGCGCTGCCCGTGAGGACCTTGCCGCATGAATCTTCCGACGAAGCCGCAGGTGTGCGTCATCGACGGCCGCCTGGCCGTGTTCATGGGCACCGACTACAAGTTCCTCGAGCTGGAGGTCGCCGAGCGGTTCTGCCGGCTGGTGCAGTCCCAAACCGACAAGCTGCGGCGCGAACATCGGCGGGCTCTACGTGCTGCTGCCAAGAGGGCAGGGGTATGAAAGTAGCTGCCGCATCGCGTGAAGTTGTCAGCCATGTCTCGGCATCTGGCAGTCCGTGTAATGTGGACGCGACGAAACCCATCCATGCAATGCAGGAGAGCGTTGATGTCTCAATGGAGCGAAAGTTCGAAGGTTATTGGCAAAGCTCGGTTTTTGGCGCACATCGACTCCGCAGCCTTCCAAAAGGCCGCGACGGGTCGGGTCGTGGACGACATTGTTCTGTTGGACGATGGCGGGGACAGGCAGTCTGCATTAGCCGAGCTTGCGAGGCTCAAGGCTTTGTTCGTGGGCAAGCCATACTCAGACTGGGCGACTCTCAGCTAGCGGCCGGTCCCACTGGCAAGGAATCCGGTGGCGCGATTTTCGTGGCGCGCCTTTCGTGCTTGGCGGTGGTTGCATGACCGCCGCCGCTGCCCCCCGCATCGCCACCGCCGTCGCCCGCGCCCTCCAGCCGCGCCGGCCGGTCACTGTCTCGCAGTGGGCTGACGGCGAGCGCGTGCTCAGCGCCAAGGGCAGCGCCGAGCCGGGCCGCTGGCGCACCAGTCGCAACCCGCCGTTGCGCGAGCCGATGGATTGCCTGTCGGTGCGCAGCACAGTGCAGGACGTGGTGCTTAAGTTCCCGATCCAGTTCGGCAAGACCGAGGTCGCGGTCAACTGGCTGGGCTACACCATGGATCACGACCCGGCGCCGATCATGGTGTGCCTGCCCGGCGAAGTGAGCATGAACAAGTGGGTAGCGCAAAAGCTCAACCCCATGCTCGAGGAAACTCCGGCCGCGCAGCGGGCGCTCACCAGCACGGCAAGCCGCGACTCTTCCAACACGCGCACCTTCAAGGATTTCGCCGGTGGGCAGCTCTATCTGGAACACGCCGGCAGCCCTTCGCGCTTGAAGTCCACCACGGTCAAGAAACTCATCGTCGATGAGGTCGACGAGTTCGCCGGCAATCTCGTCGGCGGCGACGACCCGGTCGACATGCTGGAAGGTCGCACGTCCTCGTTTCCGTTCACCGGAAAGCGGCTGTATATCTCCACGCCTGGCGTGCAGGGCGTCTCCCGCATCGACTACCTGTGGGAAAAGTCCGATCAGCGGCGCTACCACGTACCGTGCCCGGACTGCGGGCACGAGCAGCCGCTGGAGTGGGGCGGCCTGCACTGGTCGCCCGATGGTGCCCAGTGCTGGTACGTGTGCCGCGAATGCGGTGTGTGCATCGACGAGCGGCACAAGCCGGCCATGATCGCTGCCGGTCGCTGGGTGCCCGAGCACCCGGAGCGCAAGATTCGCGGCTACCACATCAACTGCCTCTACTACCCGATCGGCCTGGGCCCGCGCTGGCTCGACCTGGTCGACAAGTGGCGCAGCGCGCAGGGTGACCCGGCAAAGCTCAAGACGTTCGTCAACGACCGCCTGGCTGAGACGTGGGAAGACCCCGCCATGCGCGCGGTCAAGCACAACGTGATCGAGGACCGCGCCGAGCCGTACAAGCTGCGCAGCGCGCCCGCTGGCGTGCTGGCCATCACCGCCGGCGTCGACACGCAGGACAACCGCCTGGCCGTGCACATCACCGGATGGGGCAGGGGCCTGGCCTGCTGGACGCTGGACTACGTGGAGATCCCTGGCGACCCGTCGGACGATGCCGTGTGGGTCGCGCTGACGGACCTGCTCAATCGCCCGATCGAATATGCGCCCACCGGTGCGCTGATGACGATCGAGGCCGCCGCGATCGACGCCGGCGGCCACCGCACTGAGGACGTCAAAGCGTTCGTGCGCCGCCGCGTCATTCGCCGGCCGCTGTGCATTTTCGGCGCCGTGCCGAACAACGCGCCGGTGCTGGGCAAGGGTCGCCTGCAGGACGTCAACTGGCGGGGCAAGCTGGACAAGCGCGGCGTGATGATCCATCAGGTGGGCACCGTCGCCATCAAGCATTGGCTCTACGCCCGCCTTTCCACCGACGCCGAAAAAGAGCCCGAAGACCGCCTGGTCCACCTCTCCGGCGATCTGCCGACCGAGTATTTCGGCGGCCTGGTGGCCGAAACCTACAACCCGACAAAGAACCGCTTCGAAAAGCGCAAGGGCGCGCCGCGTAACGAGCCGCTCGACACATGGGTCTACAGCTTCGCCGCCGCGCACCACCCGGAGTTGCGCCTCCACCGGCTGACCAAAGCCGAATGGGACGCGCGCGAGGCGCGCCTGCGTGGCCCCGCACCGGGTGCGCCGCCGCCGGCGACCCCGCCGGCCGCGCAGGCACCCGCTTCACGTGGAACCGCCGCACCTGGCGCGCCCAACCCCTTTGCCTCTTCCGATTGGCTCACGCGGAGGTGATCGCATGGCCTACCTAGACCTGGTTGCAGACCTGCTGGAACGGGTTTCGCGTCGCACCGGAACGCCAAAGCAGGTGCTGCAGGACATCGAGCGGGAGGCTCGGGCGGAGTGGGGCGGCTCGCGCCACTACGTGGCCAAAGGTGGGGAGTGCGCGAAAGTACAGCTCATGCAGCGCGATGCGCGCATCCGAGCAGACCATCGCCAGCTGGTCGCGGCTGGAATGGACCCTTCGGACGCGGACGAATATTTGGCGCGGCGGCATTCATTGGGTGTGCGGCGGATCCGCCAAATTCTGGGAGGAGGGGAGCCATCCCGAGCCCCTGCCTGATCCATTGGCACGTCTGGCCCAATCCGAGGCAGAATTCCGCTGCCAGGGATCGGGATCACAGGGGATCGGGTGAAGGCTAGAAAACGCCGGAAATTGAAGGCGCGCCGCTTTGAGGCGTCGCGGAGGGCTAAGCGCGCGCGGCAGCGTCAGCGTCGCCAGAGGTCGCGGGCGCGCCCACCTTCGCCTCTCAGGTACTCGTTAATTCGGTCTGGTGAGTGCACTGTCCGGGTGCCAGCGTCGATCACCATCGTCGGGCGGCCTTACCATCGCGCGCTGACCGGCTTTCTGACGGAGTTGCGGCGTGCGTTCGCCCAGCAGTCCCGCGCGGTTTGCGTCGACTTCTCCGCAACCCAAAAGCTATTTCCCGAAGGCATGCTGCTGCTCTACTCGGAGCTTGACCGCCTTCGGACCCTTTTCCCCGCGAAGGAGGTCCGTTGCATTCCCAGCCCGAACAAGACGGTCGACGGGGTGCTTCAGCACCTGGGCGTTTACGCTATGGTCAACCACCTGAGCGAGAGCGCGCCTGAGGGTGACGACGTAGTGGGCTGGAAAGTCCACTACGGCATGGACGTCAACGGAGATGTCTTTGGGCCGCCGATTGAGGCCCTAGGCCTCAAGACGGAGCACACGAGCGGCCTATTTAAGGGCGTTTCCGAGGCGGTCACCAATGTCCGCCACCATGCCCATCTCGCGGAACGCAAGGACGGGTTACAATTACCTGGACCACGCAAATGGTGGATGTTCATCCACGAGTCGGAACAACGACTCTACGTGGCGGTCTGCGATCTTGGCATAGGCATCCCCCGGTCCCTGCCGCTTTGGCATGGGCCTGAGGCCGTTGCCCATGCGCTTCGCGTCATGTTTGGACGTCGGCGGTACAACGATGGGATGCGGATTAAAGCCGCCCTAAGGTTGCGCCGATCACGAACTGATGCCGGGAACCGTGGTAAGGGTTTCTCCGACATCATCGCGGCGCTCAACACGATGCCTGAGAGCAGAATGACGATCTTCAGTAACCACGGCGCACTCCGGTACAACCCGAGCGATCGGCTGCCTGCGATCAAGGTACGGACGTTTGAAAACTCGATACTTGGCACCATCATTGCTTGGCAGTTCCCTGCAAGGGGCAAAGACCATGGCCATTGAAATCATTTCGGTTGCTCGAGACTTCAGCAGATTCCCTGCTGGTCGATTCATCGATGACGGCCCGTACAGTGGACAGGCCTTCCGTGATCGGCTGCTCGCCCCCTTGCTGGAGCAAGGCAAGGATGTGGAGATCGATCTCGATGGCGTTCTTGGCTACGGATCCTCGTTCCTCGAGGAAGCGTTCGGTGGGCTCATTCGTCGAGGCTTTCGAGCCGACCAGCTTCTTGCCCGGCTGCGATTCAAGTCGTCTTCGGACCCGACCGTCGAGCGGGAGATTAAGGGCTACATCAAGCACGCCGCAGCGGCCTAGGCTGTGGCTGCATGGGACACGTCCTTGGGCAGGTATTGCACGCGGTAGGTCAAATAGTTACGTGGTTACTGGTGATCCTTGGTTGGGTGGTCGTTAGCAACCTGCAGGACTACCGCGAGCTGCGTAAGGACCGTGTTGCCAGGGTGAGTGAGGTGCGCAAGCGCCTTCACGAGTTCGAACAGGAAGCTTTGGACTTCCATACGTCCGAATTCCAGATGCAGAAGGTCCTTTCGGTTGTAGGCTCTTTGTCGACTTTGGGTCGCGAGCTGCACTTCCTGCAGGCGTGCGAGTACATCGCATTCGAGTACCAAGAGCCCTTTGTGGCCTTGCGAAAGGCATGCACCAACTTGAACTTTGACAAGCAGGGCCACCAGGTGCTGGACCACGCCGATCCGCTATGTCTGGTGATCAGGTCGGCAAGAGACACGCTCGATGCAGCGCTAATGGAGGCCCAAATCGCTGCTGCTCGCGATGGACGCACGCCAACCGACGTCGTCGTCTCTGTGGTCAGAGGCCTCCGCAATTCGGTTGGTCCGCTTGCCAGTACATTCATGCAATGGGTGCGTTCAAAGCTCCGCCGCAAGTCCGACGACTGAGCTTTGGTAGCCGGCGACGCGCCGGCCTTCCTCCGGTAAGCCAGGCTGCGCTGGCCTGCCTTACTGGGAAACGGTTTGCCTTATTGATTTCCGTGCGGCTTGTGATTCTGGCCGCATGTCTACCGCCACCGACATGCGCGACAAGTACTTGGCCGCCGAGGCAGCGATCCTCGGTGGGCAGTCTGTTGCGTGGGGCGACCGCACGCTGACCCGCGCCAACCTCGCCGAGGTACGCGAGGGGCGGGCGGAGTGGGAGGCCAAGGTTGCTGCCGAGGCGCGCGCCGCCGCCGGTGGCGGGCGTTTCCGTCTGGCGGACTTCAGCGGGTGCGGCCGGTGAGCGCGCCGGTGCTCAACCGCCTCGAGCGCGCCATGCTTGCCGTGGCGCCGAACTGGATGGCCAAACGCGCTTCGGCGCGCCTGCGCGTGCAGGCCATGCAGTCGGCCTACGACGCCATCGGCCCCAGCCGCCTGCGCCGCGGCCGCCGCGACATGGGCAGCGGCAACACCATTGCCGACTACGCCCAGCGCCCACTGCGCGACATCGCGCGCGACCTGGACCGCAACCACGACCTGGCGCGCGGCACGCTCAACGTGATGGTGCGCAACATCGTCGGCGCCACCGGCATCGGCGTGGAGCCGCAGCCGCTGGGCGCGGATGGCACCGTCGATGCCGCGCTGGCCAAGCAAATGGCGGACCTGTGGGGCCGCTGGTCGCGCTACCCGGAGGTCACCGCCGAGCTCAACTGGGCTCGCAGCGAGCAGCTGCTGTGCCGCAGCTGGCTGCGCGACGGCGAGTGCCTGTGGCAGTACCTGGACGGCAACGTGCCGAAGCTGACGCACGCCAGCGGCCTGCCATACTCGCTCGAGCTGCTGGAGTGCGATCTGTTGCCGGTGGACTACAGCGACCCGCTGCAGAACATCAGCCAGGGAATCGAACTGGATAGCTGGGGCCGGCCCAAGGGTTACTGGGTCTACAAGCAGCACCCTGGCGACCCCTTTGTGGGCATGCCGTCCATGAAACGCGTGCCGTCCGAGCGCATCGGCCACCTTAAGCTGGTCGACCGCATCGGGCAGCGCCGCGGCGTGTCGCTGTTCGCCGCCGTGCTCAATCGCCTTGACGACCTGAAGGACTACGAAGAGAGCGAGCGGATCGCCGCCAAGATCGCCGCGAGCCTCGCTGCCGTCATTAAGAAGGGCGCGCCCGACGATTACAGCAGCACCGAGGGCGCGCCCAACCCGGCGCGCAACATGGCGTTCCAGCCCGGCATGGTGCTCGACGCCCTGAACCCGGGCGAAGACGTCTCCATCATCGACAGCAAGCGCCCGAACCCGAATGCGCTGCTATGGCGCAACGGCCAGCTGCGCGCGATCGCCGCCGGCACCGACGCCAGCTATTCCAGCATCAGCCGCAACTACGAAGGCAGCTACAGCGCCCAGCGCCAGGAGCTGGTGGAAACGTTCCAAGCCTACTCGCTGCTTAGCTACGCCTTCATCGACCAGTGCACGTCCGAGGTCTACCGACGCTTCGTGGCGGCGATGGTGCTTGCCGGGCAGGTCAAGCCCGCCCGGGGCGTCAGCTTCGATCAGTTGTGCCAGTGCATCTACATCCCGCCGTCGATGCCCTGGATCGACCCGGCGAAAGAAGCCGACGCCTACGCCACGCTCGAGGACCGCGCGTACATCAGCGGCCCCGAGATCATCCGCAAGCAGGGCCGCAACCCGCAGGACGTGTTGCGCGCCCAGAAACAGTGGCTGGCCGACAAGGCCGCCGCCGGCATCCCGCCCGCGCCCAGTGGCAGCGCCTCGCCGGCGCCCGTCGATGAGCCGGCCGCGCCGGCCCCCACCCAAGAGGCCGCCTGATCATGCCGCACGCCCACTCCATCGCCCTGTCGCCTCTCGCCGCTGTGCTCGCTCTGCGCTCCACCGCGAAGGCCAGCGAGTACGAACTGCTCATCTACGGACAGATCGGTGCCAGCTTCTGGGAAGAGACCGTCACGGCCGCCGACGTGATCGCGCAGCTCGACACGCTGCCGGCTGCTGCCGCCGTGGTGCACGTGCGCATCAACAGCATCGGCGGCAGCGTCCCGGATGGCCTTGCCATTTACAACGCGCTCAAGCGCTGCCCGGCGCAGATCATCGTCACAGTCGACGGCGTCGCGGCCTCTATTGCTTCGCTGATCGCCATGGCCGGTGACGAAGTCCGCATGCCGGCCACCAGCATGATGATGGTGCACGACCCGCGCGTGTCCTGGATGGAACTGGCCAACGCCGACGCCCTGCGCGAAGCGGCCGACATGCTCGACGCCTGGGCCGTCAGCATGGCCGCCGCCTATGCCGCCAAGACGGGCATTTCCACCGACGAAGTGATCGCTCAGCTGCTCGACGGCAAGGACCACTACTACACCGGCGAGCAGGCTGTGGCGGCGCACTTGGCCGACACCCTCGAAACCTTCGAACCAGTGGAGGCCGACCCGGCCCTCACCGCCACGCTTGAGCGCCTGGTTGCCCAGGCCCCGGAACAGATCCGTCACCTGGTCGTGGCTTCCGCCGCGCGCCAGCCCGTGCACGCCCCTTCTGCGCCTCACGTTGCAGCACCCGCGGCGGCTCCCGCCGCCACCACCACCGGAGCACACACCATGCCGAACCCCAACAACGCGGCCCCGCAGGCCGAGCCGGCGGCCAACGCGGCCACCATCACCGCGCAGGCGCACACCGCCCTGCGTGAGCGCAACGAGTCCATTCTCGCCACGCTGGAGCCGTGCATGGCCCGCGAGGGCATCCGCGAGTTGTACGTGCAGGCGCTGGGCGACCCCGACATGACGCTCGCCCAGGTGCAGGCCAAGGCGCTGACGCTGGTCGGCGCCCAGGCGGAGCCGCTCGCGCGCGGCATGCACGTGGAGCTCGGCGCCGACAGCCGCGACAAGATGCGCGCCGCCGGCGAGCAGATCCTGCTGGCTCGCGCCGGCGTGATCACCGGCGCCGATGCCGAGCGCGCCCGCCAGGGCAATCCGTTCGCCCGCGCCACGCTGGTCGGCATGGCCGAAAGCCTGCTGATCCAGGCCGGCGTCGACACCCGCGGCATGAGCCGCGAGGACATCGCCCGCCGCGCGCTGGCGGTTGGCCAGTCCACCGGCGACTTCCCGGTGCTGCTGGAGAACGTCCTCCACAAGACCCTGGTGGGCGCCTACAACACGGCCGCCTTCACCTGGAACCGCTTCTGCAGCACCGGCACCCTGAGCGACTACCGCCCGCACAACCGCTACCACCTGTCCAGCTTCAGTGACTTGCAGGAAGTGGGCGAGGGCGGCGAGTACAAGGCCGGCACGCTGGGCGACGGCGAGAAGGAAACGATCACCGGCAAGCGCAAGGGGCGGATCCTCAACATCACCCCGGAAGTGCTCATCAACGACGACCTGGGCGCGTTCATTCGCCTCACCCAGACGCTCGGCCAGGCCGCAGGCCGCACCATCGAAAAGGACGTCTACGCGCTGCTGGCGCTCAACGGTGGCCTCGGCCCGGTGATGAGCGACGGTCTGACCCTGTTCCACGCCGACCACGGCAACATCGCCGCGACTCCGGCCGTGCCGACCGTCACCAGCGTCGATGCCATGCGCGTGGCGCTGGGCAAGCAGATGGACCCCGGCGGCAACGACTTCCTCGACCTGATGCTGGCCATCTGGCTTGGCCCGTTGGGCATGGATGGCGACGTGCGCGTGCTCAACGAAGCCCAGTACGACGTCAGCGTCGCCAACAAGTTCCAGGTGCCCAACAAGTCGCGTGGCCTGTTCCGCGACGTGGTTGGCACGCCGCGCCTCACCGGCAACGCCTGGTACGGCTTCGCGGACCCGGCCATCGAGCCGGTCATCGAGGTCGCGTTCCTCGACGGCGTGCAGACCCCGACGCTGCAGCAGGAAACCAAGTTCGCCACCGATGGCTTGGCGTGGAAGGTCGTCCACCGCTACGGCGTGGGCGGCGTGGGCTGGCGTGGCGCCCAGCGGAACGCCGGCGCCTAAGCGCCGCGGTGCCGGCGGCAGCGCGCCGCCGGCACCAACTTGACCCCTTCGACTTCGGAGCAATCCCATGAAGAACTTCGTACAGCCGGGCGAGATTCGCGATTACACGCCCGCCGCCGACGTCGCCAGTGGCGCCGTCGTGATCATCGGCACGCTGGTCGGCGTCGCCGCCTCGGCGATCGCCGCCAACCAGCTCGGCGCCGTGGCGATCGAAGGCGTGTTCGACCTGCCCAAGAAGGCCGGCACCGCCATCACCGACGGCGCCAAGCTCACCTGGAGCGTGGCCGACAGCGCATTCACCGTCGGTGCCGGCGTCACCGGCGACACCCTCGGCGGCGCGGTGGCCATCGCGGCGGCCGCGAGCGCCGACACCGTGGTGCACGCCAAGCTCGTGCCCGGTACCGGCAGCACGGTCTGACCATGACTGACGGGCGCGCCGCCTTCGTCGATGCCCACGCGTCCCTGATGGACGCGCTGGGCACCGACGCCACCGTGCAACGCGGCAGCGATGCCGCGGTGCCGGTGCGCGTGGTGGTGCGCGACGGCGTCTCGAGGCTAGGGCAGTACGGGCAGGTGGTCGGCCGCAACACCGTGGTCAGCTTCCTGCGCAGCCAGTGGCAGCCCAAGCGCGAGGACGTACTGACGCTCGACGGCGTGGCCCGCAAGGTGGAAGCCATCGACGAAGACGACGGCATCGCCGTCACGGTGGTGCTCCATGGCTGAGTCCAAGAGCTGGGCCATCATCCTCGCGCTGCAGACGCAGCTGCAGACGATCACCCAGGCCAACGGCTTCATCACCGATGCCGGTCTCAATGTCTGGACCACCGACCACCAGCGCTCGAGCGACGACGCGCTGGGCCTGATGATCTACAGCGAGCCGATTATCGGTCCGGGGCTGGACAACGAGCGCCCCCGCCAGCAGGTGCGCATCCTCAGTCTTCTGGTCGAGGCCATCATCAGCACGGACCTGGACAGCGCCCAGCAGCAGATCCACGCGCTGATCGAGGACGTGGAAAACTGCATGGCCGCCTACGGCAAGGGGACGGCCAAGCTGCCGCCCGGCTCCACGAGCGTGCACGTCGCCGACATCGCGATTCTGGATCGCCCGGAGGGCGCGGCGCAGATCGCCATGGAAGCCCGCGTTGTCGTGAGGTACTTCCGGTGAGCCGCTACAGCAGCTTCAGTGTGGAGCTGGAGGGGGCGCTGAACGTCGCCCAGCAGCTCTCGACCGTCCCGGGCCGCATCCTGCAGGCCCAGCGGCGCGCGTTGGGAACCATGCGCCGCCGCCTCGCCACCGAGGCGAGGCGCGACATCCAGGCTGAGTACAACCTCAAGGCGGGCCGCATCGCCGAGGGCCTGGCCGTCCGCGATACCGCCGACGGCGTCAAGCTGATCGGCCGCAGCCGTGGCATCAATGCGGCGCAGTTCGGTGCGACGTGGTCCAAGCGGATGAAGGGCGCCCGCTTCGCGATCAAGCGGGGTGGCGATCGATCCGCACACGAGGGCAGCTTCATTGCCACCGGCCGCAGCGGCAACCGCCTGGTGTTCGAACGCCAGGGCAAGGCGCGCCTGCCATTGCAAGCCGTCTACGGCCCGAGCGTGGGCCAGATGCTCAAGCACGGCCGCCGCCCGGAACGCCTGGCGGAGTTCGCCGTCCGCGTGCTCGAAGCCGAGCAGCGCCGCCTGCTGGGGAGTCGCTGAAATGCGCCAGATCCGCGTACGCCTGACCGAACCGCACACCCACGCCGGCAAGGATCACCTGCCCGGCGCCGAGCTCACCCTGGCCGAACACGATGCCATCTGGCTGACCGACCGCCGCAAGGCAGTCCTCGTGCGTGGCCGCCGTACCGAAACCCTCGACACCACTGACGGCGCCGACCGCCGCACCGGAGACCACCATGAGTGACCAGGAACGCTTTTTCTACGGCCAGGGCCGCGTGTCGCTGGCCGAGCTCGATGCCACCACCGGCTTGCCCGGCAAGTTCGACTACCTAGGCGACGTGAGCGCGCTGGCGCCGAAGTTCGCCACCGAAAAGGTTCAGCACAAGGAAAGCAACAGTGGCCAGCGTGGTCTGGCGGCGAGCTTCGACATCGACAAGACGCTCACCCTCGACATCACCATCCACAAGCTGGATGCGGACAACGTCGCCAAGTTCACCCGCGGCTCCGTCACGCAGACCGCCGCGGGTACGGCGACCGCCGAGGCGCTGGAAGACGAACTGGTCGTCGGCGACTACGTTTACCTCGACAATCCGGGCGTGAGCGACGTGGTCATCACGGACAGCGCCGGCACCCCGGCCACGCTCGTGGAAGGGACCGATTACAGCGTCGAGGATGCCAACTTCGGCCGTATCAAGATCCTCAACGTCGGCACCTACGTGCAGCCCTTCAAGGCGGCCTACAGCTACACCGCGTGCCGCAGCGTCGGACTGCTGAAGGCGGCGCAAAAGAACTATGCCCTGCGCTACGAAGGCATCGACCTGGCCAACAACGACGCGGCCGTGATGGTCGACTTCTACAAGGTCGCCCCGAGCGTGTTGCAGCAGCTGGACCTGATCACCTCGGGCAACGATGTGGCGGGTTCCCAGGTGACCGCTGACGTGCTGCAGGACACCACCCGTTCGGCGGCCAGCGCCCTGGGCCAGTTCGGTTCGATCCGGTACGTCGGGGTCACGGCCTAAGCCATGAGCGAGCCGAAGGCAGCAAAGGATGCCCAGGACGACCTGGGCATCCTCTACCCCGAGCGGGAAGCGCAGATCGGTGGCCGCGCGATCGTCATGCGCGAATACGGCTTTCTGGAGGGCATGAAGCTCAACGCGCTGATTCAGCCGCTGGTCGACGGCATCGCTGCCCTGGCGCTCAGCGATCAGATCCCGGACCCCGACGCCCTGCGCCCGCTGTTCGCCGAGAACGCGGAAGCCGTGGTCAAGCTGATCGCCAAGGCATGCGACCAGCCGGAGGAATGGGTCGAGCGGCTGGACGACGAAGCGGGCCGCGCGCTGCAACTGCTCTGGTGGGGTGTCAACAACCATTTTTTCGGTCGGCGGGTGCTGCAGGCCGTGCTGCTGGACGGGGTCAAGGCGTCCGCTGGGTTGATGTCTTCGTTGCCCTCGGCGGCGGCGACTTCGACCACGAGCGCCTCGGCCGGCTCACCCGCCGCCAACTGATCCTGCGATTCGAGGCTGTCAGCCGCGCGCGCCGAGCCGAGCGGCGCGATCGGATTTCGGACATCAACGCTGGCCACCACGGCGGCGACTTCGCCAAAAAACTGCTGAAGATGCTGGAGAACTGATCCCGTCATGGCCGTCCAGGACTACGAGCTGCTGCTGCGCGTACGTGCGGACATGCTCCAGGCCATCAGTGGACTGGATGGCGTGCGCAAGCGCCTCGACAGCGTAGGGACGGAAGCAGAGCGAACCGGCCGCCGCACCGCCAGCGCGGTCGATGGCATCAACGGCAAGCTGGAGGCGGTCAAGCATGTGCTGGCGGGCCTGGCGATCGCCGAGGGCTTCAAGGCGGTGCTCGATGCCGTCACCGAATCCCAAGATGCCATCGCCCAGCTCGACGCACGCCTGCGCTCGACGAAAGGCGCGGCCGGCCTGACCCGCGACGAGCTGATCGACCTGTCCGGCGCGATGCAGCAGCTCACCACCTACGGCGATGAGGCCGTGCTGGGGGCGGAGAACCTGCTGCTGACCTTCACCCGGATTCGCGGGCCGGAATTCAAGGAAGCCATCGCCACGGTGCTCGACATGAGCACGGCGCTGGGGCAGGACCTTAAGTCCTCGGCCACCCTGGTCGGCAAGGCGCTCAACGATCCCATCGCCGGCCTGAGCGCGCTCAGCCGTGTGGGCGTCACGTTTACCGACCAGCAAAAGGAACTGATCAAGGCGCTCGCCGAATCGGGGCAGACCGCCGAGGCGCAGAAGGTCATCCTGCGCGAGCTGCAGACCGAATTCGGCGGTGCGGCGCAGGCCGCCGCCGGCACGTTCGGCGGCGCGCTCAAGCAGCTGAAGAACGCCGCGGGCGACCTGCTCGAGGGTGACGGTGGCAACCTCCCGGAGACCGCCCAGTCGGTGCAGGAGCTCACAAAGACCCTGCAGGACCCGCAGGTGAAGGAAGGCTTCGCCACCCTGGTCAATGGCCTGGTGCAGCTCATTGGCCTCGCTGCGAAGGCTACGGCGGCATTTGCCGGTTTCGGTCGGGCGGTCGCCGACGCGTTCAAGGATGACGCGGACAAGTCGCTCGACGGCTTGTTGCAGAAGCGTGTAAGGCTCGAAGAGGAATTGTCCGACCGCCAGAAAATGCACCAGGACGAAGCGGTCGCCCGGATCAAGCAGGAGATCAAGGATCTCGACGCGCTTTACAACGCGCGGCTGAAGGCGAGCCGCGCGAGCGTGGCGCCCGTGCCGGCACCGGGCGCAAATGCGGCTGGCGCTGGGGCAGGGAAGGCGCCCGATGTCGAGACGATCACCGTCTACGCCCCGAAGGCCAAATCCAAGGCCGGAACGGCGGGGGCTGACAAGAGCAGCCAGTACCTGGCCGCCGCCGATGCGTTGCGCCAGAAGCTGATCGACCTGCAGGCGGCCTTAGACCCCACGGCCGCCGCATGGGCCAGCTACAACAAGGCGGTCGATGAGGCGAACCGGCAGGCCGATCTCGCCAAAAAGGCGCCCGGTGCCAACGCTGCCGCGATCGATGCCGAGCGGAACGCCATCGTCCAACTCGCGCAGACGCAGCGCGATGCGGCGCTTTCGAAGCTTTCCGACCAGGACCGGCAGGCCTACGAACGGCTGCGCGAGGAACTGCGCACGCCCACGCAGGTCGCCATGGAAAATGCGATCGCGCAGATCAAGCAACTGAACGCCGCACTGGATGCCGGCATCATCAAGGGCCCCGAGTACCAGCAGCAGCTGGCGCGCATCGGCCAGAACAGCGTGGTGGCCGCGCCGCAGTACCAGGGCGTCGATGCTGCCGTGGGCGGCCCCTATGGCGAGCTGATGAAGAACTTCCAGGCCGGCACCGACCTGGACGCGTGGCACCAGCAGCAGCTGGAAGCGAATGAGCAGTTCCGCCAGCAGGACCTTGCCAACGAAGAGGTCTACCAGGCGCGGCGCGCGGAGATCGATCGCCAGTACAAGGAACAGAGCACAAAGATCGAACAGTCGCGCCAGCAGCTCACGTTGACGTCGACTTCCGATTTCCTTGGGCAGCTGTCGGTGCTTCAGTCCAGCCACAACCGCAAGGTGGCCGCTCTGGGCAAGGCGGCGGCGATCGCCAAGGCCATCATCGACACGTATCAGGCCGCCACGGGCGCCTACGCGGCGCTGGCGTCCATCCCCTACATCGGGCCAGCCCTTGGCGCGGCAGCGGCCGCAGCGGCCATTGCCGCCGGCCTGGCCAACGTGGCGCAGATTCGTTCGCAGCCGACCGGGTTTGCCGAGGGCGGATACACCGGACCGGGCGGCAAGTACCAGCCCGCCGGCATCGTGCACGCTGGCGAGGTGGTGTGGTCGCAGGATGATGTGCGGCGCGCGGGCGGCGTCTCGATCGTCGAAGCGCTTCGCCTCGGTCGGGCAGGGTACGCCGACGGCGGTCTGGTTGGCCCGATGGCCGGTACCAATGACATCGCCAGCCGGGGCACGCCGGTGCCGAGCGGCAGCGACCTGGCGCGCTCGGTGGGAGCCGGTGGCGGTGGCGACAGCACGCACATCCACGTTTGGAGCATCGAGGAAGCCGCGGAGAGGCTGGCAGAAGTGCCGAGCTTCCAGAAGGCGGTCATCCACATCGCGGGGGAGAACCCCACGGCGATCCAGGCAGGGTGGAACCGCTGATGGGCTACGCCGCCGACACGCCTGTTCTCTGGCCCGCGCCGCCCAACTGGGCGAACGCCGTGCGGGAGACGTTGGCGTTCCTCACGGACGTCATGCAGGCCCCTACCGGCGGCCAGCAGGTGCGGGCGCTGCGCAATGCGCCGCGGCGCAGCTTCAGCTTCCAGGCGGTGATGGCAAACGACGCCCGCCGGATCGTGGACGCCATCCGATTCGACGTTGGCGCGCGACAGTTGCTGTGCCCGATCTATCCGGATGTGCAGTTTCTGACGTCGCCGCTGGCCAGCGGCGCGGTCAGCGTGCCTTGCCGCACCGCCGGCTTCGACTTCGTCGCCGGCGGCCAGGCGGTGCTGTGGGCCGGCATCAATGCATGGGAGCTGGTGACGATCGACACGATCGCCGCCGATGCCATCACCCTGACGGCGGCTACCGCCCAGGCCTGGGGCGTGGGGACGCGCCTGTATCCGGTGCGTAAGGCGCGCTTGCAGAACGTGCCCAGGGTCGCCTCGCACAGTGGGGCGGTAGGGACGGTTTCGGTCCAGCTGTTGATCGACGAGCCGTGCGACTGGCCAGCCGCATGGCCCAGTGAGGCCACCTATCGCGGCGTGCCCGTGCTCGAGTGGCGCAACAACGAGGCGACCGAGCCATCGGACCAGTACGACCGCATCAGCAGCGCCGCCGATGAGGACGTGGGCCCCGTGTTCTACACCGACCTGCCGGGCATGCCGTTCCGCTCGCAGTCGCAACTGTTCACGCTGATGGGCCGCGATGCCCACACCGCGTTCCGTTCGCTGGTCTACGCCCTCAACGGGCGCGTGGGGCAGGTCTGGGTGCCAAGCTGGACCGCCGACGCCGCTCTGGTCGCCGCGGTCACTGATACGGCGACGCAGATTCAGGTGCCGTGGATGGGCTACACCCAGTTCGGATATCTGCAGGCGAACCGCCGCGATCTGCGCATCGAACTTTACGACGGCACCGTGCTGTATCGGCGCGTCACCGGCAGCGCCGAGAGCGGTGCCAACGAAGTGTTGCAGCTCGACAGCGCCCTTGGCGTGGCCATCGCTCCCGGCGATGTGCGCCAGATCAACTGGCTCACCCTGTGCGCGCTGGCCACCGACACCGTGCAGCTGGACCACGCCACCGACGCCGAGGGCGTGGCCCAGTCCACGCTTACCTGGCAGGGGCTGAAAAGCGATGTTTGATGCCCTCGAAACCAGCGCCCGCGGTGGCCGGCCGGTCCACCTGTTCATCTTCACCCGGCAGGGGGTGTCCTGGCGCTACGCCAGCGGCGACCGGGACGTGGTTCTCGGCACCGGTACCGCCGCCAGAACCTACCTCGCCGCGCCCATCTCGCGCAGCGAGATCAAGCAGACAGTCGAAAAGGCGCAGGACAACATCACCATCGCGTTCCCTTACGTTCGCGATCCGAACGCCTTCCAGGTTCCCGTCACGCAGCCCTTGGGCGACAACTGGCACCCGTTCATCCCCAGCGACCCGATCACCGTGACGTGCATGGCCTACCACGCCAATGACACGGACGGCCAGGCGGTAGTCGAGTGGATGGGCGAGGTGGCGCAGCCACGCTTCACCGACGGCAAGATGCAGCTCACCTGCCAGCCGGTGGGCGCGGCGGACCGCAGCAAACGGCAAGGCCCCAAGTTTGGCCGCGCCTGCTGGAAGACGACTTACAGCGTCGGTCTGCGTGGCTGCAACCTGGTGCCGGCCGATTTCCAGATAGGGGGCACGTTGAGCGCTGTCGATGGCTTGGTGCTCACGGCGTCCGCCTTCGCCACGTCTGCGTTCTCCCTGGCCGGAGCCTCCCTGAGTTGGACGCGCGCCGACGGCGTGATCGAGTCGCGCCCCGTCATGTCGCACACGCTCGGCAGCAGCAGCGTCACGTTGCTCTACGGCGGCGCGGAGCTCGCGCCCGGTCTGGCCATCACCGCGCTGCCCGAGTGCCCCAAGAACTGGCAGGCCTGCGCCGATCGCAACAACACCGACAACTATGGCGGAGCCATCTACAAGCCGGTCAAGAACCCATACCAAGGGCAGAGCATGACATGGGGCTGAAAAAAAACTTCGCGCGCTGGCGTTACAAGTACGGATGGCGGCTGCGCCACTGGTGGTTCGACACCCGCGAGGGCGCGCAGGCACGCGTGCTGGCGTGGTGTGTTGGGGTGCTGGTGGCCATCGTCATGCTGGTCCGCCATGTGGTGGCTGGAATGGCGCCGCCGGCGCCGGTGGATCCATTGCACCCTCAGCAGGCAATCATCGTCGCGGTGGTGATCCTGATCGTGGCCCTGATCGTTGGTCTGGCCGTCGCGCTCACCATGAACAACAACAGCCCGCAGGTGCCCGAGGGCAACGCCAACACGCCCACGACAGAGGATGGCCAGAGCGTGCGCCACCACTTCGGCACGGTGTGGGAGGACGACACCTTCCTGCTGGCGTGGAAGATCGTCGGCAAGGATCCGATCAAGGCGGATGGCGGCAAATGACCACCGTCACCACCCGCCATCTGTTCACCATCCCGGGGTTCAGTAAGCGCCAGGGCTTTTGCCGCGGCCAGTCACGCGAATGGGCGCGGCGGCAGGGGATCGACTGGGCGGCCTTTGTCCGGGATGGCATCGACGCCGAAAAGCTCGAGGCCACGGGCGATCCGTTCGCACTCGCACTGGTGCGCTGGGCGCGCGAGTGCGAGGCAAACGAGCAGGGAGCGCGCCATGGGTAAGGGCAGCAAGCCGACCATCGGGTACTGGTACCGCGTGCTGTTCCACGCGGGGCTTGGTACCGGCCCGATCGATGCCTTCCTTGAGTTTCGCGGGGGCGACCAGACCGCCTGGTCAGGCGAGCTCACGGCCAGCGGTTCCCTGAGCATCAATGCGCCCTATCTGTGGGGCGGCGAAAAGGACCAGGGTGGCATCGTCGGCGATGTCGACGTGCTGTTCGGCGAGGCCAGCCAGGTGCCCAACACCTACCTGCAGTCCATGCTTGGCTCGCAGGTGCCAGCGTGGCGTGGCCTTTCGACGCTGGTGTTCAAGGGCGGCCGCTACGGCGCCATGAACCCCTACCCGCAAAAGCCCGGGTTCAAGTTCCGCAAGATCACGAAGGGCTGGGAGGGTGACGCCTGTTGGTACCCCGAAAAGGCGCCCATCGGGCTCTCCAACATCACGACCTTGCCGGCTACCGCGAGCGGATGGTCTTACCAGGTGCGGGCGCAGCAGTCCAATCCGGGATTCGACGACTTGGCCATTCCGGCAAGTGGGTGGCTGGAGGATGCGCAGGGACCCTTTGGTGGTGGAACTACCGCGGCGGGCACGAATACCAGCTGGCCGATCAAGACGGTGCTATGGGTTCGCCGCTCGATCACGGTAGGCGCCGGGGCCGGCCAGAACCTCGTGGTGACCGCCGAAAATGGCTGTCTGATTTTCATCAACGGCGCGATCGCAGGGGCTATCAACCGCGAAAATGCCGACATCCCCAACAACCAGAACAACGTTTTCATCTTTCCGGTTACCGCCGGGCAAACGTATGACCTGGCGATCAAGGCGTTCGACGAGATACTCCCGACAGGCGGCGGTACGTACCTCAGCGTGGAGGTGAAGGCTCCGGGCCTCACGGCCATGAACCCGGCGCATATCCTCTACTACGCGCGCACGCACAGCGAGCTCGGGCGCGAGCCGACCGCCAGCATGAACGACGCGAGCTTCCGCGCCGCCGCTGACTGGTTCTACAACCAGGCTTTCGGCCTGTGCACTGCATACGATCCAGCCAACGAAAGCGTGGATCAGTTCATCCAGCGCGTCGAAAAGGTGGCGGGTTGCAGCATGGACCGAAGCCCGGTCGACGGGCAGTGGTACCTGGATGTCGCCAACGGCGTTTACGACCTCGATGCGCTGCCGATCCTCACGGACGATGACATTCTGGAGTTCGGCGAAACGCCGACCACGTTCGACGACGCGATCAACAGCGTCAGCATCGAATTCTTCGACCCGCAGACCAAGCAGACCGTGGTGACGCCGCCGTTGCAGGCGCTGGCGCTGGTCAATGCCTACGGCCAGAACCCGGTCGTCACCACCTACCGCGAGCTGCCGTCCAGCGAACTCGCGCTGCGCGTGGCGCAGCGTGACCTTCTTGCCAGTATCACCCCCTCGCGAGCCTTCGAACTGACCACGACGCGCAAGCCCTACGCGTGGCGTCGCAATACCTATTTCCGCCTGCAGGCACCCAAGCGCGGCATTGCCGACATGGTGTGCATCCTGGCCGGCTCGCAGAGCGGCACGCTCAAGAGCGGCGCGATGAAGATCACCGCGGCGCCAGACATCTACAGCCTGCCCGACAGTAGCTTCGTCGCGGTGGAGCCGGGCGTCGACACGCGTCCCTCGCCAATCCCGCTCGGGATCGTCAACCAGGCGGTGTTCGAGGCGCCCTACCTTGAGGTCGTGCAGCGCCTGAGCCGCGCGGACCTGGCCGCCTTGCCCGATGACGTTGGATACCTGATGGCGGTGGCGACTGATCCGTCGACCACCGGGAGCCGCGACTTCAGCCTCACCGTCTCGACTGATGGCGGCACCACTTATGCATCCACCGCCAACGGTGATTTCTGCCCGAGCGCACTGGTTGTCGAGGGAGATGCCCTGAGTGATGCCGCGCCGCGCACGAACTTCACCCTCACTGGTGGCGCGGCGCTGTCCAGCATCGAGGTCGGCCAGGCCGCCATGTGGGGCAGCGAATGGTGTCGCGTGGACGCGATCGACGCCACGGCGGGCACGATCACCCTGGGGCGCGGATGCGCGGACACCGTTCCACAGGTGCAGGCGGCCAATTCGCGCATTTGGTTCTATGACGTGGCCGCCGCAGCCGATCGAACCGAGTACACCGGCGGCGAGTCCGTCGACATCGAACTGCTGACCAACACGGGCACCCAACAGCTCGACCCTTCGCTATCGACCTCGCTGTCCCTGACTTTTGACCAGCGGCAGTTCCGCCCCTATCCGCCGGCCAACCTCACGATCAATGGCAACCGCTACCCGTCCAGCGTGTCGGCCAGCGTGGCGCTGGCGTGGTCCCACCGTGACAGGGTTCTGCAAGCCGACCAGCTGATCGACACCCTGCAAGGCGACGTAGGTCCTGAGGCTGGCACCACCTACACCGTGCGCGTCTACCTGGACGGCGTGCTGGATAGTGAAACGACAGGCATCACCGGCACCGCAACGACTCCCGTGCTGAGTGGTGACGGCGACGTCGTCATTGCCATCAGCGCGGTACGCGACGGCATCGAGAGCCAGCAGGCGTTGAGCGCGGCCTTCGCCTACACCGTCAGCCCAACCTCCCAACGCATCACTGAAGCCGGCGATCGCCGAGTCACCGAGGCGGGCGACGCCCGTGCCCTGGAGTAACCATACCCATGACCGACAAGAAATTGAGCGACATCCGCAGCACCAACCCGGCATCGCCGCTCGACGGTACTGAACTGGTGGAGTTCACCCAGGCCGGTGTCACCGTCGCCGGCACAGCGGCGGACCTCAAAGGCGCGCCCATGGGCATCAATGACCAGACGGGTAGCGCCTACACCCTGGTGCGTTCCGACGCAGGCAAGGACATCGTTTGCACCAGTTCGGTGGCCGTAACGCTCACGGTTCCGCCCAATGCGAGCGTGGCCTTTCCGGTCGGCACCGTCATCCACTTCTCGCAAGGGGGCACTGGCGCCGTCACCGCGGCCGCCGGCACGGGCGTCACGCTCGAGGCGCTGAACGGATTCACGACCACCGCACAGAACGACGTGCGCGCTCTCCAGCAGGTTGCAATTGACGTTTGGAGGGTTTTATGACGAGCCCGGCAGGAACGGCCTGGTGCTTTCCGAGCGGGTGCCGGGCATGACGCTGTTCACCAGTCAGATCGCGGCCCTGCATCGGCCTGCTCCCGATTATCTGGACGCGCTCGCGGTTCAGCCCAAGGCCGTGTACTCGCTCAAGAAACTGGTCAGCACGGCAACGAAGTCCATCCGCGTACGCCGCTCCAGCGATAATGCCGAGCAGGATATTGGATTCACGCGCAATGAGCTGGACGTATCCGCGCTCCTGGCATTCGCCGGGTCGTCTTCCTGCTACGTCACCACATTCTACGACCAGACCAGCGGCGCGAAGCATGCCGCGCAGGCTACTGCTGCGAACCAACCCCGCATCGTCAATGCCGGTGTCTATGACCGTAGGCTGATTTTCGACGGAGCCAATGACTCGCTGAAGATCACGAGCCTCGCAAATGGCACGCCGCAGCTTGGTATCTACACCAAGATAAAGCAGGCGTCATCGTCCACCAATAAAATCATTATTGAAGCATCCACCAACTTCAACACAGCGGCGCAAGCGTTCCTGATGTTTACCGGCTTTGATTCGACCACTGGCTTTTATATCTGGTCACTCAATTCCAGTAACGCGGCAGGTAGTTCTCGCGGCAATCAGTCGAACCTTTATTCTCTCGATCGACCGGCACTACTGACCGGGCTCTGGAACCGCGCCACGACTGGTGTGGGAGAAATCACGCTATACGCCGAAGGGCGGAAAATGCCGGTGGATCATGCCACGCCAAGCCCGGTGGAGCAGACAGGCAACTTCGGCACTTTCGACATCTACATCGGTGCTCGCGCCGGCACGTCTCTGTTTGCTGATATGGAGATGGAAACGCTGGTGTTCTACGCTGCCGACACTGCCTCTATCCGCGCCTCGGTAGAGGGTGTCGTCGGTTATGGTGATTTCTTCTGGACGGCCAGGATGAACACGCCGACGACCTTCACCAAGATCGGAAGCACCTATTTCTGCGTCGATTGCTGGCATGCACGCGTGCTCTATTCGGACAACGTCAACAAGCCGATCACGCAATGGTCGCTGATGGACAACACCCTGAGGGGCCCTCACTCCATCGCCTATGACGGCTACATGTACGTCATTGAAGACACCGAAAACGGCGGCATCCGCACCTTCAAGTCCGACGGCGCAGGCGGATTTACCGCGATCACCACGCTGAGCAGCATTGGTACGCGCACTCACCGCGTGCAGTACGACAGCGCAACGTCTTCGTTCTACGTCATTGGTGGAACGTCGCAGACCATGGCTCGCCTGACCCGATCCGGCGACACGCTGACCCTTCAGAGCAAGATCACATTGGCTTTCCTCTCGGGCCAATACAGTCGCGGGTTCCGCATCTACGACGGCAAGATGTACATCGTCTGCGAGCCGGGCAAGGTCTTCGAGGTTTCGTTCGATGGTGCCAGCACCTACACGCTGCTTAACACCTACAACACCCCCACGGGCTTCAGCTCGCCCAACGACATCTTTCGTGACTCGACCGGCAAGTGGTACCTGACCGGTACAAACCAAGCTATGTGCCGCTTCGACCGCCTGGCAGACATGCATGCGGGCCTCGTTGAAGATGTCTACGACCTGTTCCGGCTTGGCGGCACGCCCTACTACCTGGGCGAGTTCGACGGGTACCTCTGGATCCCCGAGATCATCGAACGAAGCGGCCTAACGCGGATCCTCAATGACGTGCCGGTGCTGGTTCACAATTTCGGGGCTGAGAACGCCAGCGACCTTGGCCGGCATACGGCGGCAGTCGGGTAGGGTGGCGGGTTGCCTTCATTGCGCGGCCATCGATTTGGCACCCCGGGCCGATGCGGTCTAATCTCGCTAGCACCGGGATCAGGGACGGGGGGCGCATGGTCAGCGCAGCGGCTGCACCGATCGGCCAGAAGCACATCTATACGGGCTTTATTGACGGGCTGCGCGGGATCGCCGCCATCTGGGTGGTGGTTGCCCACTGCCTCATTTGGGGCGGCTATCGAGGATGGATTCCTGACCCGAAAGTCGCCGTTGACGTCTTCATGGTCATTTCGGGGTACCTGATAGCCCTGACCTACAGCTCAGCAGAAGGCGCCATCGCCTTTTACCTGCGTAGGGGCTTCCGTTTGCTGCCCGTCTATTACCTGGTGCTGAGCGTGGCGTTCGCCACCTTCGATGCCTACGGTGCTGGTTACACCAGCCTGCAGGCGTTGGACCCGCTTCGGTGGGCCCGATCGGTGCATCGACCGTCCGAGTACGTCGCCGACCTTCAGAGCTACCTCGCTCACCTCACGATGCTGTTTGGCCTGGCGCCACGCTATTCCATCGGCTCGATGCTCCCGGACTGGAGCCTCACCCTGGAATGGCAGTTCTATCTCGCTTTTCCGTTCCTGCTGCCCGTGCTCTTGAGGCGGCCTGCCCTGATGGCTGCGATCGCGTTCGTAGCTGCGCTTCTCATCTGGCCGGTCTCGCGGTACCCAGAGCCTTCGTTCTTGCTCTTGAAGCTCCCTGTCTTCTTGATCGGTTGCCTTTGTTACCTGTACCACCGGTCCGGCGGCTTGCTCTATTTGCTGGCCGGCTTGATGTTATTGGCCGGCCATGTGTGGCTCTCGTTCCGATTCCTCTACGGGAGCCAAGTGGTGCTGTTCCTCGCCCCTGTGTCGGTGTTTTACCTTGGCACGGGGCCGTGGCGCTGGGGCCGCCGCCTACTCGGCATCAGCGCTTTCAAGTTCTTTGCCAACGCGTCCTACAGCGCTTACCTGACACATGGCTTCTTCATCGCCTTCGTCGGCAGCCGGATCCTTGGTGCTTCGCCTACCGGATCGCATGCGCTGGATCTAGCGATGATGGTCGCCGCGGTGCTGGCTGGAACCTACGCGGTCGCAGGAGCCTTATTCGCAGGCATCGAGCGGCCGCTGACGGCGAAGGGCAGACTGCTGGCCAAGCGCTTTGTGGCAGCGCGGCAAGCGAAGTTGTTGCGCAACGCGGTCTAAGTCCTTTCTCCCCGAGGGTCGCTGTATCGCATCAGGCCCTCGATCGGACGTTCCACCCAGCGGCGGTTACACCAGAAGACGTCGACGGGCCTTTTGACCGCGGCCTAGGCGAAAACGGTTTGCCTTATTGATTTCCGCGTGGATGGGCACGCTGGCCCACATGAGCCAGCTGCCCCTGCCGATCTCGCCCGCCGACGCGCTTGCGCACATCATCGGGCCGGCCTTGCGCCTGCTCCCGCCGGCGCTCACCTGCGACCCTGCCATGGTGCTGGTGCTGGCCATCTTCCTGCAGGAATCCGGCCTGCGGGCCCGGGTGCAGGCCGGCAATGGCCCCGCCCGTGGCTTGGCGCAGTTCGAACGCGGCGGCGCCGTGGTGGGCGTGCTCCAGCACCATGCCACCGAGGCTCTGGCCCGCGCCCTGTGCGCAGTTCGGGGCGTGCCGGCCACCAGCTACAGCGTCTACACCAGCCTCGCCGGCGACGACCTGCTCGCCGCCGGCTTCGCGCGCCTGCTGCTCTACACCGATCCTGCGCCGCTGCCGCCCTTGGGGGCGGTCGATGCCGCGTGGGCCTACTACGAACGCAACTGGAAGCCCGGCAAGCCTCGCCCGGCTGACTGGCCCGACCACTACGCAACGGCGCTGGCCTGCGTCAGGGGAAAGTAACCATGCACGACTCCGAGCGCAGCATCCTCGGGCTGATCTTCCTCGGCGCGATGATCGCGGTGGGCAAACTGCTGGCCAGCAACGAAGTGCTGACCGTGCGGCTGATTGCCGGTCGCACCATCCTTGGCTGCGCCACCTCGCTGGTGGCCGGGGTGGTGCTCATTCAGATCCCTGATGTGCCCCCGCTGGTGCTCTACGGGATCGGCTCGGCACTCGGAATCGCCGGCGCCCAGGTGATCGAGGGCTATTTCAAGCGCAAGGCGTCAGGCTCGTGAACCCGAAGCTCTACGGCTATGCAGCCGCGCTGCTCGGCATTGCCCTGGCGCTGGGTGGCGCGGCCTGGTGGGGCCACCGCAAGGGCAGGGTGGCACAGGCCGCCGATGATGCCGCGCTGATTGCGCGCAAGAATGCGGCCCTTTTGGCCGCCTCCGGCTCGCTGGCCAACGCCGCCGGCGCCCTGCGCTCCGTGAGCGTCCAGACGCGTGCGAATGCCGCAGCCGCGGCACAGGCACAAGCCAGTGCCCAAGCGGCAAGCGAAGATGCCGCACAAGCGAAGAAGGCGTTCTCGGCAGCCCAGGCAACTTGGCAGCGCCGCTATGCCAACGCACGACGACAGCCCGACTGCCGCACTGTGCTGGAGATGCACCTATGTCCTGCCGTCTCGGAATAGCAGCCCTCACGCTGCTTCTGGCCAGCTGCTCGAGCGGGCCGCCGCAACCGCAGCTGCCCAAGGTGGTCTACGTCCAGGTCGATCACTTCGTGCCGATCGATCCCTCCCTGCTGGGGGACTGTCCCATCGACGAGCCGGCCGACGATACCGTCGGCGCCCGGGTCGAGGTGGCCAAGCTGCGAAAGACGTCCCTGCAGCGCTGCAACGCCGACAAGGCCGCGATTAGGGCCTCGCAGCCGGTCGTTCATTGATGGCCTGGGTCTTTCTCGCCATCTTTGCAGCCTGCGCAGCGGGCCTTGCATGCTTGCTCCTGAGCGACTGGGGAGCGCCAAGCGCCAGGCAAAAAGAGAGCCCCTTGCGGGGCTCTCCTGGTCAGCTGCCAGATTTGTCGTCTGGCTTCTTTTCGTCCGGTACCCAGATTGGCCAAGCCTTCAGGCCGTAGTGCTTGGCCCAGAGCGTCTTGCCCGTGCGAGGATCAACCCGGTAAGGGCGGAACTCGAAATGTCCAGACTGGCCGGCGCGTTCGCCGCGGTGCTGGTGCTTCTCCGAGGTACTCGGTTTCTTACGATCTGACATGGTGGTGTACCAATGAAGTGCATTGGAACACGACCGTGATGCGCCCCTTACGATCGTCAATTGGGTCTTGACCCAAGTAACTTTGAAGGTTACAAGGAGCGCATCACGTGGCCCCCCGGTAAAAGCGGACCCGTGTCGGCAGCTTTGCACGTTGGCTGCCTACCCCGAAACGGTCGGTGTTCTAGCACCGGCCGTTTCTTTTTGCAGCTTCACCATCCCTTGGGTGAGGAATGGCTAACCCGCACAACATCTTGGTGCGAGGGTTGCTGTCGGAAACGGACGGTATCGCTGGCCTGCGTAGGCGTCAACAGAAATTTCCGTAGCCCATGAATGGCTTGGAACCTAGCTGTCGCAAGGGCTGACACAGCCCGCACAGTTTCCGACCTGCATCCGGCGGGCGTGTACCAGCCGCCTGGTACACCGGTTGGTGGCCCTGGCGCGTGCTATTTCGCCCGGACCTATCGCGGCTTCCGATCAGGCGGCGGATAGGTCGGCTTGAAGTCCAGCACGATTTCGCCGGTGTCGGCCATCACGTCCGGCTCCCGGCGTTCGTGGCGTTGCCAGTTCGCGAGCCGCAGCACTCGACCGCAGAGGCTGTCGAGGTTCGGGTCGCACGCCAGGTAGAGGTCGCCTTCAGGGTCGCGCAGGATCAGGCCGCTCGCGCCAGATTGTTTCAGGTGTTCGCGTAGCAGACGGAACAGCTCTCGCGCGTCAGGTGCTTCGGGCATGGTCCTTCTACTCAGTCGTTGCCCGCATACGGGGTCAATTGATCAGGTCGCGTGGTCACCATGTGGGCGATCATCTCCTTGCTCTCGTCCACGGCGACGTAGTAGCCACCGGCTTCATCGTGCAAAACGAAGCCGGTCGCCCGCGACCGTCTCAGGTGCTCGCGGATCGCCTCAAACATGGGCTCAGGATCAGGGGTCGGATCGTTGCTCATTGTCGCTTTATCTCGCGCTGGCGGTGATCGGCTCGTCACGGCCTCACATGCCGCCAACCTGCCGCCGTGGCACCATCAGGGCCCGACCTGAGCCGCCGCCATCCATGTGCTACTCCGCCCAGATCAAGGCTGACTACAACAAGTTCCAGCGCGTGTATGGCGCTGTCCTCGACCTGCGCGAGTTCGTGCGGCTGTTCTGGGAGAAGCGCCGAGATGGCAGCTGGACGAAGATTCCCAAGGCGATGCGCGAGCCATTCCGCACGCCATCCAGCGAGGCGGGCTTTGAGCTGGCCAAGCTTGTGGCCGAGGGTGACAGGGATCTGGCCGGCACTTATGAGGCGGAACTCGACGCCCAGCAGGCGCGACTGGCCGCGGCCGAGGCCAAGCTGGCCAGCCCGAAGCCGACAAAGGCGGCCGCGAACGACAAGCGCATCGCCACCAACAAGATCGCCGCGGCCCAGCGCAACCTGGACGACCTTGCGCGTCGCGAGATTGTTGACCGCGACCGGCGCATCTTCCCCGACTGGTACGCACCGGTCATGCTGGTCGAGAACGGACAGCGGGTGGTGCGCCCGATGCGCTACCACTGCCGGCCCTGCGGCATGCCCAAGACGAGCGACCGCACCAAGGAGGGAAAGGTCAGCGGCAAGTACAACGCCCGGCGCGACAACCTCGAGCGTTTCTGGAGCAATCTGTTCGGCCACACGCACTGCGTGATGTTCGCCGATGCGTTCTTCGAGAACGTGCCGCTGCACAAGTACGAGCATCGCGACCTGCGGCCCGGTGAGCGCGAGCAAAACGTGGTGCTGAAGTTCGACCCATCGCCAGCGCAAGAGATGCTGGTGGCCTGCCTCTGGTCGCCATGGACCGAGGGCGAGGAGCAGCTCAACTCCTTCGCGGCGATCACCGACGAGCCGCCGCCTGAGGTGGCCGCGGCCGGTCACGACAGGTGCATCATCCCGATCAAGCCCGAGCACCTGGACGCCTGGCTCAACCCCGACCCGAACAACCTGGCCGCGCTGCACGCCATTCTGGACGATCGCGCCCGGCCGTACTATGAGCACCAGCTCGCTGCGTAG